CTCGTTATGAATTTTACCACAAGAAAGAAATCCGTCTCCCGTTTGATCTAGATTACTTTAATAAAATTACAAATGGCGGTATGCCACGCAAAACTTTGAATATTGCATTGGCAGGTACTGGTGTTGGTAAATCATTGTTTATGTGTAGTTGTTCGGCTGCTAATATGATAGCTGGTCTTAATGTTCTATACATTACTATGGAAATGTCTGAGGAAAAGATTGCAGAACGTATCGATGCTAATCTTCTTGATACGCCTATCGATCAACTTGCAGCCTTACCAAAAGATATCTATGATAAGAAGGTTGAAAAGATCCGTAATAAAACAGTTGGTAAATTAATTATCAAAGAATATCCAACTGCTTGCGCTGGTTCGGCTAACTTCCGTCATCTATTGGAAGAATTGAAAATTAAGAAAAACTTTGTGCCAGATATTATCTACATCGATTATCTGAACATTTGTATGTCATCAAGGATAAAAAATGGAGCCAACGTCAATAGTTATACCCTTATCAAAGCAATCGCAGAAGAGCTTAGAGGGCTCGCAGTGGAGTACGATGTTCCTGTCGTCTCTGCGACTCAAACAACTAGAAGCGGATATTCGAACAGCGACGTGGGATTGGAAGATACGTCGGAATCCTTCGGACTCCCAGCAACAGCTGATTTTATGTTTGCACTCATCACGTCCGAAGACTTGGAGCAACGTAATCAAATTATGGTTAAGCAACTCAAGAATCGCTATAATGATCCAGGGAGCAATCGTAAGTTTGTTGTTGGTGTGGATCGCAGCAAAATGCGGCTTTATAATGTAGAAGAGTCAGCACAAGATTTGTCTGATGATCGGCCAATTATGGATAACACTCAATTTGGTGAACAGGATTATGAGCGGTCAAAACCAGCTTCTAAATTTGATCGTAGTAAGTTGCAAGGTTTCAAATAAATAGTCCCATGGAGGGACTATGCCTGTCGACTGCTATTACCTAGCAGAGCAGTGGGATGGTATATCATGGGTTCGATATGAAATGTGTCAATTCGCTAAAAGAGATAATGGTGTAGATGGTGTTTATATTGGTGCTCGCTTAGAATTTAGACCTATTGAATCCATGACTCAGGGGAAATGCCTGGATCTTGAGAAAACAACTCATGCAAAATATAAAATTGGGGATAAAGAGTGGGTTTGTGTAAAAACACCTTGACTTTTTATAAAAGCTCGGCTATAATGATAATATGATGATTTGGAGATTGGGGATGATTAGACTTTTAATTAATCTTGTAGTATTAGCTATTTTTCTTTTGTTCGTGAGATGGATGACAAATGGCAATATCGAAGAAATGGTATTGTACATTGGTTGCGTGGCTCTTTTCGAACTTAACATGTTGAGGGACGAAATTGGTGATCTTAAGAAAAACACCAAGAAAAACGACTGGAATGATTATGTATAAATAATTGCAGCAACTAACAAGGAAACTGCGACTATGCCAACGAATAGAAACGACCTTAATTTCCAGCAAGGCGAAACATTCCAATTAGCACTTAATATTCAAAATGCTAATAATATGAATATCGACTTGAGCACTTATTCAGCAGCTATGCAGCTTAGACAATCTTACACAAACAACATAGTTGTTGAATCTATGTCTACTGCTAATAGTGAAATTATGGTTGCTAATCTTGGTTGGTATGCGATAACATTGCCAGCTAGCAGAACTGCTGCGGTAAGCACAAATGGTGCAGTTGGTTATCCACCAAAAGTTATCTATGTTTATGATTTGACATTAACAAGCAATACAGGTATCTCTACAAAAATTATGTATGGCCAAGTTAATTTCTATTCTCAGGTTACTAGATAATGGATCCTTTTAGAATACAGCTGGCTAATACCCAACAGTTTCTATATACGTATACCATTCCTACAAGAGCATCTGCTCCAATAGCTAATGTAAACACATACAGCATACAAATGAGCAATGTTAATCAGTTACATATATTCTTTATCGATCCTTTGGATACTAAAGAAACTTATCTAAATCCTTATACTGGTGAAATGCAAAGTCCATATAATTGAAAGGTACATCTTTTGTCTATGCATCTTGTTGGCCCATACCTTACTACTTCTCGTTATAACTCTAAAACTAAAAAATCTAAATCTAAAAAATTAGCTGAAGCAACCGCCAAACACGACAAGTGGCTGAAAGAACGTGGTTTACATCCAAACCAACGTGAGCTTCAAAAAGCCTATCGAGGCCAAATTAAATTTAACATTCCTGACTATACTACTGAGAGCCTGTATGAATTGGGCAATCAGGTAGGTAATGGTTATAAACGTGGTATCATGGAAAAGATGCGCGATGAATCGCCAGAGGTTCAAAAAGCTATCCTTGATAAAGCTGCTCGTTGCGAAGTAGCTTATAACAAAGGACCAGTGATGTATCACAGTCCTGAAACTGATATGAGTATGACTGGTAGCAAAAGTAGGAGAATGTAATGGAAGATTTTAAGTGGTATATGATTATGGTGACTATAGTAATGACAATTATTATGGGTGGTGCTGCAGTAAGTGATTGGCATAATATGGACTGTCGTTTAACAATGGGACAAGCTGGTCGTACTCCAGCTGATATTAAGGAGATATGTAAATGATTGATACAAATGTAGCTTTTGTACTAGTTGGGCTAGCTATGATTACAGCTTGCTTGGGATTTGTTGTGTGGGAAGGAATGTGAAAATGAATAAGTTTGTTATTGGAATTGGTGCATGTTTGATGGTTTCTGCATGTGATGCTCAACCATCAGCTGATCGTATGCAACGTGAACAGCAAGAACAGTTGTCAATGCAAGGTGTAATGTCGGTAGGTATGCCAGCGATTACTAACTTTGCTGAGAAGCGCATGATGAAAGATATTCTTGAAATGCGCGATAAGATGCAACCAACTTATACCTATCTTGCTGGTGAGCAGCAGGGTGTAATTGGTGAGAAGGTATGCGACAGTCTTGGTTATGGTTTGTCTGGGGCTACTCAGTATACCAATCCACAGAAGATTGCTGATCGTTCTCAGGGTGGCTACGCAGTTCTTCCACAGGCTGATCCTAATGGTTTGTTCAGCCCTGCTGCAACAGAAGGTACTTGGGTAATGTGTAAGGTTCCTGGATCTGATAAGGTATCACCTCAGTATATTGAGCCTCGCATTATTGTATTGACCTTCCCGAAGGAGTCACGTAAATGAGCATTAAAGAATATGGCAGAGAAACTGCAGCAGGTGTAGGTATGGCAACTCAGGTTGTCATTTGGGGATTTGTTCTTATTGCAGGATTTAGTTTGATTGGCTATATTGGTTATGCTTTCTTTGCTCCTCGTTATGAGCAGGTTCGTTATGATACATTCAAGCAAAGTCAGGCATATAACGATGGCATGATTCGTGATCTTCAGGATTTGAAGCGTGATTATATCGCAGCTAATGATGAACAGAAGGGTGCTTTGAAGGCGTTAACTCTGCATCGTTTCGAGGTATATGATATTAATCGTTTACCACCTGATCTTCAATCATTCTATTATTCATTGGGGCGTTAATATGAATCGTCGTAGTTTATTTGGAGCATTGGCACTATCGCCATTGATGGCTGCAGCTGCCTTTGCTAAGGAAGAAGTGACTGGTGCACCATTGAATAACTCGGTAAACCTAACACTTCATGGCATAAAAAAACCAGATGGTGAAATGATGAGACTCAGTGATAGTTCACCAATAGGTTTTAATGTCATGCCTCAGTACGATCTTGATAAAACAGTATCTCTTGCTGTTGGTGATGATGGTAATCTTTGGTTGAAGAGTAAAAATGGTCAGTGGAAAAGGGTGGTAACTGAATAATGGATTACAAAGTCATTAAGAACAACGGTCAGTATGATATTGTTGAAACAAAAACTGAACATGTAATCAACACTTTTAAAACGGAAACTGAAGCACGTGTTGTTTCTCGTATGTATAATCTTGGTGGTGGTTTCGCAGGTTGGACACCAAAATTTATTTTAAATAAAGTTGATGTTG